ATTGACTTCATTTTAGTTATTTTTATTTTTTTTATATATCCATGTCTTAGTGAAAAGATATTCTATATTAGAATCTTATGTTCTGAACTTCGAATGGAAACTTTTCTTCTTTATATATTGTTCGCCTGGCAATACCGTGGCGGTAGATATAATTAACCCAATCGTGGTCTTCGGTTTTATATCTAAAATCATCTATAAAATCATAAATTTTAACTACGTCTTTAGATGCATGCTTTCTTAATCCTCTACCAATACTTTGTCTAATAATTACTTCAGACTTAAAGCTTTCGGTAAAAAAGATATTATGTATGTTTTTAATAGAAATACCAGTAGAAAATGTACCATAAGAGGCTACAATGATAACATCATCATTCTTTTCCATTCTACTTTTAAATTCTTCTCTTATATCAACATTAACTGAACCGTCTACATAATATACCTTTTTATCAGTTATATGTCTTAATTTATTATATAGCTTTTCACCGTATGCAATTTTATGAAATAGCACTAGGGAATTTGATGTAGACTTTTTAATTACTTGACAAACAAAATCTAACCTCTTTTCACTTTGATTTATAAAGTTTTGTTCTAAACTAAATAATTTTTGTCTATCTTGTGGATTTTTAGATAAAAAAGAAAATGATTCTTTTTGTGCATCAGTTGCATAATCCATATGAAGCTGCATAACTTTACAGCTAGCAATAAAGCCTTCTTGTTGTAATTGGTTTGCTTTAACTTGAGTAACCAAAGGACCCATTGCAGACATTAAACTTAATCTATTAACAGTTCCTTTTTTAGGTATAGTTCCACTTAAACCAAATCTAAAATCACAATGCCAACATTTATCCATAATTTTTTGAATAGAATTAGCTTTTGCTTTATGTGTTTCATCTACAAATACTGCATCAAATTGGCTAAAGTATTCCTCATCTTTTTTAACTAAAGACTGATAAGTACCAATAACTAAATTGGAACTCTTCCTTATTTTTACACCTGCATATATTTGCTGAGTCTTTAATGGAACGCCTACTTTATTATATTCATCAAAATCACCAGTAGCCTGTAATACTAAATTCACATTAGGAACAATCATTAAGATTTTTTTCTTTCCTAGTTTATCCATAAGATAAGCAACAACCATAAATGATATTAATGTTTTACCAGCAGATGTTGCTAATTCGGCTAAACACCTACGATACTTTAAAATCTTAAAAGCAGCATCTATCTGATATTCTCTAGGTTTAAAATCTGGTTGTTTTTTAAATATTTTCGTAACCCATTTTCTAAATTCATCTTCTTTAATTTCTTTATCAAAAATATTAGTAATATTATTAAGAGAACACTGAAAGTCATAATCTTTACATATATCTAATATTTCTTTCCATAAACCTGCGGGTATTTTATTTCTTTTTACAAATGATACATTACCATCCCACACTCTTTTTTTAACTAAAGGATGAAAGCGCCAGCCTTCAATTTTTTTAGTCAAACTACTTTTTAGTTGTTCATACTCTAATTCAGTACAAGCATCAATAACCAAAAACTTTTTATTTTCCGAGAGGGATAGTTCCATTAGTATTCTTTATCATCCAAGCTTATTCTATTGCGAATAGCAAATGCTAAGTTATCACAAGTCTTTATACATTCTTGGTAATAATCCATGTGAGATTGTAACATTTCCATTTGTGTTCTTAAATGAGATAAGTCAGCTTTAATAAAAGCAACCTTTTCTCCGCTTGTTAATTTAACATCATAGTCAATTGAATATTCCCTATACTTAATTTTATAGTATCTGTCATATGCACCTTGTCTTTTTTGTTTTGTAGTTTTAAAGTCAGTAATCTTGTCTAATAAAATTTGTCTATAAGATAGCATGTTTACTTGGCATTCTGCCAGATTACGGACTTCTTTTAATAAGCTAACTAAGTGGCTTATTTTTAATTTCCAATCATCTCTATCTTTAGCTAATCTTTTTGCTAATTCCTCATTAGCCTCTCCTGTTGCAGTGTCATTATACTCCATTTAAAATATACCTTTATCTTTATTAATCTTTTTATAGCCCTTTACTTTAGGTTGAAACTTCTTTTTAGGTACTTCTGTAATAGAAAAATTAGTTTTTACATTAGTTAATTCTGATTTATTAAATGTAGAAAATAATTTTAATCTCTTATTACTATTTTCTAAATCTTTATAAAAGTCATCTACTTCTTCACTCACAAAATTATTGTAATTTTTTAAACTCATTATATAAAAATAATATCTAATGAATCCTTTGTAAAATATTTATCAAGGTCTCCTAAGCACCCGGATCTATTACTGAACTCCCATTTAACTAAATCATTTAAATCTTTAACCTTTCTTGGTGGAATATTAAAATCCTTTAAAAACTTATCCCACATAAATACAGTTTGACCGCTCTTTAATTTATCAATCATTCTGGTTTTACCTTCCATATCATTATCAAAGAAATATCTTGCTGTAGGTATTTCATTAAATTCAATAATTTGTTTTTTAACTCCAGTTAAGCCAATCGAGTTATTCATAAACATTGCATCAATAGGACCTTCAAATATTGAAAAATCTCGAGACATATCAACAGTTAAAATTCCAAATAACATTGATATCTTATTTAGGTTATCTAATTCTTCCTCCGTAACTTTTAATGGTAATTTTAATCTGTCATAAATTCTTTCTATATTCCAAGTTTTATATTTAGGACCACCGCTACCACCTAAGTCTCTAGTTTGGAATCCTAATATTTTACCTTCAGGCGTTAAATTAAAAACATATAGTTCTCTACGTCTTGGATCAAAACCAAACCTTTCAGTTTTATGATGTAATAATCTACTCTTTAAGTAAGGATATGCCTGGTAAGTTAAAGTGTTAATTGGATATACATTAAATCCTAAAGCTATTTCATCAAAAGTTAATGATAATTCTTTTGCTTTATCAAAAAGATAAAAATCTAAATTTTCACCTAATGAAAAATGTTTGCGATTTTCTTTAATATAATTAATTACATCGATTCTGTCATCTCCTTCAAAGTTTTGGTTATGCTCAGCTAAGAAAACATCTAATGATGCATGAGCTGAACAATTATAACAATGAAAGTATAAATCATTCCAATAAAGATTGCCTCTCTTCTTTCTAACATTATCATGAGAATCTCCACAATAAGGGCAAGCAAAGTTTAGCCTACCTTTACTCTCCAGCAGTCTTCTTTTTTCTGGGTGAGTATGGTTAGTATGAAGAACTCGGACCACCTTATCAATGATCCGAGCTTTCATTTCAGAAGATATTGTTACTTCTGTTGCCATACTTATTAAAGATCTAAGCCATTAATGAAATCATCAAAGTCATCTTTCTTTTCTTCACCTTTTGCAGGTTCAGATTTTTGAGTGTCCTTTGTTTCGGTTGTTGCTTTTGTTGCAGCAGCTTCAGTAACTTCAGTATTTACCGGTGCTGGTTTTGATCTTGTGATATTTTGGATTGAATCACCAGGAGATGTAAATTGAGATAATACATTCATTACCTTTCCTCTTATAACATCATCCCATGATTTGTAACCCCACGTTGATAAATCTGGTGCATCATTTAATAAACCTAATATCGCTTTACGGCTTTCGTCACTATCAGTAACAGGTTCACCGTCAATTGTCATTGGAGATTTATTTCCGTGAAATTTACTAGAATCATAATTAGGGAATCCACCTTTCTTTGAAATCACTAATTCAAAATTCTTTCCTTCAAACGGATCAAATACTTGAGTAGGTTCATCAAATTGTGGATTTAGTTCTTCATCAATTTTAGTTTTGATTTTATAACCAAACTTCATGATTTTAACCTGTCCTTCTAGATCTCTGTTCTGTGGATCTTTCATGATTTGTACCAATGCATAGAATACTTCTCTACGCTTTAAACCTTCTGACATCTTTTTATCTACAGCAGATTCAGAGTTTCTTAATTTAAAGAACATATCCTGTACAGGACATTTTTCTCCAACCGTTGAAGGGGAATCAGCGAAAAAGCCGTTTCCTTCTCTGTCTTCTAGCCAGTAAACATATTTACGCTCGAATGGTTTTCTTGGGTTTTTAGCATTAGGTAGAAACCTAATTAAAGAACGGTAAGTTCCGTCCTGTCCTTGATCTGGTTTAGGTGAATAAAGATCACTACCCGCGGTAGATTTTCTTTCACCAGTGTCTAAATCTTTTACACTTACATTAAAAATGTCGAATTCATTTGCCATGTTAATTGCCTTTTTTTTGTTATTATTAATTTATGATAACAAACCTCCGTATCTAAACGCTTTTTAATTTTTTATTGCCTATTTACTTCGCCTTGTTATCGCCTTTAAAAGGTACCAATAAATTATTGATTCCTTTGTTTATTATATATCCCCTAAGTCAGTTTGTTTCAGACTACTTTAACATTTTTATCTATTATTGCTGTTATTTCTTTTTCTCTTAAACTAATTATTATTTCATCTTTATATTTTATTTCCATACCTGCTAAATCATGAAAAAGAACATGAGATCCAATTTTATAATCATTATCATTTACCTCATCACCAATACCTATTATTGTACCTGCATAAGGTGGTGCATACTTGCCTTCTTTTTTTAATAAAAGTATACTACCTTTGCTCTCTGGTTGAGGGTCTTGTTTTATAAATATTCTATTTCCTATGGGTTTTATCATTTTATTTTAATTTTTTTTATAGAAAGCTGAAACAATGTTAACATGTTGCAATATAATTTTTAACTATTCAGAGTCAGAAAAGTATTTAATTGTTAGCCTTTAAGGCTTTAAGTATAAAGTAGGCATCAATGATGTCATCGATAGGTTTAGGTATTTTAATGCTGAAGTCTTTTCCTTGAGTCCATTTCCAAAGTTTAGTGCTCCTTAGGTTCTTATCTTTAAGGACATCATCTTGAAATGCTTTAGCCATGTAATGTTTATTTGCATTTCCTTTACCTGCTAACTTTTTTACATGAGATGGTTGAAACACAGATAAATTTTCTATAGAGTACTTATCTATTAGTTCCTTTCTTAAAAATGTATTGTATTGAATGATATCTATAAATGAATTACCTTTAGATCCATAAGAAAATCCTTCTAGTGCAACCGATACTTTATCACCTTCAAACAGGGTTGAAAATATATTAACCATAAGTGAACTGATATTTCCGGCATCTTCTAATTTTTGCCTTTCTCTAGGTAAGAATTCTTTACTTGTAACTTCTCTATTATAAGGAAATCCTAATAATGCGTTATCATCCATTAATTCCTTATGTATACTAAATGCTTTAGGTATTTTTCTACCTTCATCATCCCATATTCTATTACCGTAATTAAAAAAAGTTATAAAGTGATATTTGCCATCAGCTGTTTCAACACAAGCACCTGGACTGTTTAATGAAAAGTCAATTCCTATATGAATCATTCTAATTATATTCTCTTACCGATGACTGCACCTAATGCAGCACCAACAAGACGTGAGGTTAATAAATCGTAAAGAGCACCCTTTGTAACTCCTAATACTTTAGCTACTGCTTTACCTATTGTCTTACCTAATGCAAAACCAGTAAGACCGCCAAATATACTTCCTAAAACACCTTCATTAATAATCTCCTCAACACAATCTTCTAAATTCTTTCCATTTTTTTGAGCTTCGATTATTCTATCTACTGTGGAATCTATTGCATCTTCTTGCTCTTTTGATAAATCATGTGATTCATTCAATAGGTTTTGAACATCAACACTCTGATTATGAGATTCTTGTAAATAGTCTTTAAAGGTTTTCATTTGTATACTTTATTTGTTTTATATATTAGACCACATTAACAACAACATCTAAGATGTTATAACCAAAAGTAATATCAAAAGTTTGAAATTCAATAGTATTACTTGAAAAATTTAAATCTAATGCGCCTACTTCAGAAATAAACATATCTTTTAATTGAACAGTTACAAATACAGTTCCATCAGCATCAAGCATTTGTACACCAACACCTTCTGGTAAATATGGATGCTTGCCACTTAATTTATAATAATAATCAAACATTTCTACTGCCATCCAATAATTTACATAACCATCAAATGCCTGCATTGTAACAGTCATAGTCTTATCAAACAATTGTTGCTTTGGTAAGCTAGCTCTAAATGCTCTTTGATTACCTGGATAATCTACTTGAGTAACAGCATCAAATGAAGGGCCTGGTAAATTTAAAGATTGTATTCCATAATTCCAATAATCAATAGGTTCTTTAATTAGCCCACCAGGAATTCTAGTAAGAAAAGGTTTATACTTTTTAGCAATTGGCTCAGGTATAAAATTTCTTGGAAAATCAAATTTAAATTGATTATTTCTTGCACTTAATATCATAATAAATTATTTTTAAAATCTCCATCACCGAAGAAACTTTTGCCTATTGTAAAATTTTGTAAATTTCTAGCAGCTTGTCTAAAAAATAATCTGCTTCTCCTACCAGTTCTTGCAGATCTTGCAGAAACCTTAAGTGCGTCTACTTGTTGTCTTCTTTTTAATTGAGCATTAGCAAATGATTGAGCATTTTTTGCATTAAGAGTAATGGTATTATTAAGACTTCCAATTTCAGCTGATAATCTTTCTACCTCATTTGTTAATTCTAAATTACTTTGTTGTAATGCTTGTATTGTTAATAAATCCTCTGCTGCTGAATTTACCAATTCTGCGTTCTCTGCTTTAAGAAGAGTATTCTCATCTTGTAATTTTGCTAACTCAGTACTATATTCTATTCTTTGGTCTTCTATTTGAGAAGTTAATGTAGTTCTATTTGCAGCATCAGCAGCTAACCATAAACCTTGATAAAGAACAGATTGATCTGAAGCAGATTCATCAATTGGATCTACCATTTTAGAAGAAATATAAAAATTATTATTATCTAATGCTAAAATCTTTTTACTATCGGATCTACTAATTTTAAATAATACTTGCCCTTGTGATAAATTAACTTCTTCAACCTGAGTATGATTTTTTATATCTATATCATCACTTGATCCAATAAAGTTAATAAAAATATCCCCTACATTACTTAAATCTATAGGTGTATCTTCTCCGCCTATTTCATCAAATAATGTAAATAGAAAGAAATCATCAAACGGTGTTATTCTAATTGTAGCATCACCCTGTGGTAATGGTTCTTCATTAACAGATAAATTAACAAATCTTTGATAATATTGTTTCTCTGTGGAATTTAATGCTATGTTAGTTTCTATCGAAGGCATATCTATAATTTATTATTCATTTACAGCTGAGAACGAATCATTATTAGAATCATCTGAATCATCTGTTATTGTTTGTATTTTTACTGGTGAGATAGCAGCTTTAACTTTTATTCTATCTCTAAATGTAGTTACATAGTTTACTTTAGTTACTAACTTCTCTACTATTTGTTCAGAGGTATCTACATTTAAAGTATCACTTCTACCTCCACCTACAACAATTTGGTTGCCATTATCATTATTTACTTGGTTATAAACATTTGCAACAGTTGGCACTACCCCTAAATTTATAGTAAGCATTTGCGGTCCATATTTTTGAGCCTCAAATGAAGTCAACTTTGCATTCTTTAAAATTTGTGTAGCATCAACTCTATTATATAATCGTAATACATAATTAATAGAAAAAGATATTGCACTATTTGCATTTTTAATTATTGGTCTAAATAATATAGGTTCATCAAAATCTGTAGTCTGTGTAAACACTTGAAAGCTAGATTGATTAAACGTTGTACCTATTTGCTCAGTAACACTTATTTCATGAAACACTGTATAATTTCCACCAGATGAATTTAACTGAGCTATAAAATTACTAAACGTTGATCCTGCTACTTGCCCTGACAATTCAAAATAATCACCTGCGGTTGAAGGTTTTATTTCAGCATATAAATTATCATAAATATCTCTATTTAATATGGACACAGAATTAATTTCTTGCATTTCATAAAAACTGTATGCATTCTCTACAATAGTTTGAAAAATACCAGTTGCTCTTAATGTAATTGGTGGTGTTCCTAAAAAGCCTTGTCCTTCAGTTATCTTATATGCTAAACCATTTGAGTCAGATGTAGTAAAAGCATTATTCATATAAAATAAAGAAGGGACTCTCCATTCAATAAATGTTGCATATAAATTATCTCCTAATAATAAAGGGTCAGGGTTAAATGTTGGAGTATCACTTTTTAAGAAGTTAATTGAACTTAAGTTCATCATAACCTCATCTCTCCTAGGAGCTAATACTTCAAATACTATACCATCATAATTTTCAAAATTAAATCCAGCAACAAAATGAATTCTTATTTTGTCATAGACTACATCTAGCTGTGGATTAAATGTTTGTAAAAGATTAGCACTATCTGTTAATGCAGGACTGTAATCATTATAAGGAACACCTATATCTGTATCGAGAGAAACATACTGAGTTCTTGTTTCATTATTAGACACAGCGGAACCATCCCTCTCATTTCCCATAACACCAGCCACAGTATCAGTATTAAAAAAATATGTACCTTTAGTATTAGCGTCTCTCATTAATTCAATAGGGTAATTAGCCGTATTAAATGTAACGGGAGTTGCTTGGCTTGCATAAGTATACTCTATAAGTATTTGCTCCGATATTTGTATAAACCTTGATGATTCCATTCTATTCTATTTATTTACCATTGCAAAAGCTTTGGGTTCCACGAAACACCTAATCCGATATAAGGGCCAAAATTACCTTCACCAGTAATTCCCATCCCCACATTAATACCAAAACCAAAAGGTTTTCTATTTTTCATTTGTATACTTTTAAACTCAGGACTATTTTGATCAATCATAATTCCTTGAGTATTATTAAATGTTGTACCAGGATAATCAGAAGTTAATTTAATAAAAACTTCTTTTGTATTTAAGTCCTGTGACAGCGTAGCATCTAACCATATATTTTGTTTCAATCCTATAGTAGCAGAACCAAACATTAAACTATCAGTAAATGTGTAAGGTAAAGATACATCAATTAATCTTGAGCTCTTTTCCCAATCACTCTTAGAATTAAAACTTAATACTGATTTAAAATCCACACCATCTTGTTTAACAACAGTATCTTTAGTTTTTACTGGAACTTCTACAATTCTTTCCTCTACAATTGTTTTATATTTTACAATTGTTATAGGAGGCCTGCTCTTTTCATATTTTAAACTATCTCTTAGTTCTTCTAAGGATAAATTTAACCCCTTAATCTCACCGACCGATTCACCATTTTCATTTACATAATTGAGAATAGTATCATTAGCTGCCTCAAGATTATTCTGAAATCGAGTAACTTCTCCCTTAGCCTGTTCAGTTTCATTACACTGTCTAACTAGTAAAAATAATAACACTACTATCCCTCCTAATAAAAACATCCTAGTGTTTTTTGGATCGGTTAAAATACCAAGAATATTTTTAATAATTAATATCATTCTTTTATATGAGGAAGTAACTTATTAGGTGTAACTTCAGATGCTCCGTATTTTTTTGTAATTTTATCCATGAATTTTTTTTCTTTTAATTTCATGCCATCTACTTCAGTAAAAAGATTATCTCTTTTCTTCGCTAAACTTTCAATACTTTTTTGCATTAAGTCCAATGAGAGTTGTATTTCCCTATATCTAGATACAAAATTATTTAATTCTTTTATTTCTTTTTTTGTCATTTTTAACTTTTCTTTAAATATTTATTAATTTGGATAGCGACCTCCTAATAAAACTTCTTCAGAACCTGCACTATAGGATTTACTCAAGACCCTCCATCCTGCTTGATATTCAACATAAGCACTGGTTGGTGGTGGCGGCGCTGGAAAATTGTTGAGATCACCGTTTCCATTAGCAATAAGCGTAGTAGTAGTACCATCCCATACCATATCAAATATTGCCTCAGCAACCTGAGCGTCATATCCTCTATTAGCGCTTACATTCACAGTCAGAGAATGATACCCTCTTTCAGCACTATTGAACATGCCAGCAGGATATAAATTTCCCCACCAACTTGTCCAATTTCCATTTCCTGAATTACCATTAGATTGTAAAGATCTTCTTCTAGCCTTAGGTATTAAAAGTTGAATATTACCATAAACCAATAATTGATTCGATCCACCACCTGGCCTAGCGGTGTTATATTGTGTACTAAAATGTCTTACTATTAAACAAATTCTCTGTCCAGGATATGCACCTACTGGAAAACGGAATCCTCCTTGTGCTGCACCAATATTCCAATCAACCACCACTGGGCCGTTCGCAGAACCAGGCCTAGGCAAAATACCCATTGGGCTAGTTTCCGGTTGGTAAAGATCAGCAGCTGGTGCTGAAATAGCTAAAGGTGTTTGGTTTGTAGACGGGGCAAAAGTTATTTGAACTAAAGGTGGAGATTCTGCCAAGTCTGCTTGTGTTGGCATACCGGCAGTGTTCGTAGGAGAATTCTTTATTAGTGTATTAACACCATAAGTTGCTGAGTTTGCCTGATTATCAGGATCACCAGCAGACTTAGTAAGATGAGTAGCTGGGTTGTAATTCTGTGCTCCTAATTCTGAACCAATCTTTTGGCTTCTACCAAATACTAGTGGATTATTAAAAGATATTTTATTCCTACTAAAACTAAAATATTGATTTGATCCTCTTCCATAATTATCAATGCCTACATTTTGAGTTAAGCTTTCAAATGACTGAAGGCCTATTGTTCTGTTAAAAGCACCCGTTGGATAGCCTAGCGGTTGTAGTGCTCCAGGATCAAATGAGTTTATACCCGTAGCTTCATCGCCTATTCTTATGGACATTACACTAGCATCGCCTTGTGATGTTGATTGTGGTATAAAGTCATCTGCTCTAACCATCAGGCCAGGTACTGCATTCTCTGTAGTAGTAAGGTCATATATACCTTCTAACATGGCTTTTAGATCGTTTGTCTTTTGTACGTTCTGTTGTGGCAATACTGAAGATTCTCCTTGTAATGCCCACGTTTGTCTTCCTACAAACCTAGTATGCATTCTTGCAGCTCCACTACTATCTACAGATTTATAATCTAAAACAATACTCGGTCCTCTTTGAGTAATCGGTAAACCAACATTACCAGGTAAATTATCC